TCTGCCCACATAGAGCACATATTCTGAGCTACAGTCTCTGCATTATTCACACCTTTTTTAGTAAGTGTTGGTTTTAATCCTATTACACATTTTTCGTAAGCATTCACGCTACTACCTCCACAACCTCTTCTTCAGTGCGTTTCCCTGTCTGGTTTCTAGAGAGTCTCTGTTCTGTTCTTTGAGACTCTTCTTGTTTATCTTGGTTTTTTCCACCAGAAATATTTACTTCAGCAGCAGTAGGTTGTCTTTCTACTACACCTTCAGCATCTAAACCTCTTTCTTTTCTAACTTCACTAGGTGCCAAGACTCCTTCAGATAGATAAATCATATCAGTTTTTGCTTTGGTGAATGCATCATCAACATTTAGATGCCTGAAAATGAATTTAACATCATCTCCAAATTGTGGCATAAGTTGTGAATTAATAGCAGATTCTACCGCTTTCTGTAAATATTTAACGTAAGGTTCAAAAACCGGGCGTGCTTGCTCCGGTGCAGTAAACATAGTTCGTGGTACTTTAAGAGCTATGTGTATTTTATCTAGTATATCATCTGTATACTTACCATATTCAAATGCTCTGTTTGTACCTTCTATTTCTTTTATCTGTATATCATTACCGTGAATTATATCTTCACCGGGTTCTAAAGAATTAAACGCATCAACAATTTCATTAATCTTATCAGGACCATAGGGCATATCAGGCAACCCGCAGGAAATGTCGAAACGTGATACCGCATATTTATTCAGAGCTGCTCTGCATAATCTTTTAGGTCTACTAAGTATAAAATGGTATGTATATCCGATAGACCATATGCGTAGTCATCAAAAGGATTATTTTGTAATTCTATTATTTCATCAGGGTCGAAACGTACGTCTTCTGCATCGTTTCCTACATTCTGATAATAATACATTAATTGTCCGTGTTCGTTCCTCTTTACATACATATTTTGTGAAGAACGAAGAACTAGGTTGTCTCCAGTCCATTCTAAATAACCTGAACCAAAGATTCGAGCGTTACGTAGCCAACCATAGATTGTCATATCAATATTGATATCAACAAACATCTTAGATATTTCTTCCCTGAGTGACTCATCTTCAGTCACAATGTCATATCCGTCCTTCACTGCGTACAGACAAGGAAGGTCAATCAAAGAACGTACAATCGGGTCTGACAGGTAAACATTCATATAAGTTCTATTATCACCTATATGTTGTTCATAATTCCTATTACCATAGTTGTTGGTAAGTTTTAATCTTCTAATTACACCTGCGCCATAACCACGTGGTTCATCCTCTGGAGTGTTAGGATTTGAACCTACCGTAGCAAAAACGCGGCGTATCCTGTCGGCTAGACCCATTTGCTATCACAATATATAAAGTTTCGCTAATATATAAAATTTTGCTTATAAACCACGCATATGACGCTTTTTTAACGCTGGTCGGCGTCTTCCGCTAGTAGTTATACCGCCCCCGCCATACCTACCTATTGGTTTCTTAGTACCGCGTTTTCTAACGTTTACTGTACCTAACATACTATCTGCTGGTAACATAGATAAAGATGCGTGTACTCCTAATACACTACTATCACAATAATCATCGTGTTTACCCGAAGGTGCCATAATTTTTTCTGTTTTCTGTGTGTTATCCATTACATATTCTAAGTCAACGTGCTCTCTATACCATTTCCACATTAGTTTTTTGGCGTTTCCTTCTTGTCTTTCGATGTCAGGTACCTTGATAAGACCCTGCTGAACAAAAGATACAAAATCCCTGTAAGCATATGTTTTACTACCTTTAGCTCCACCAGTAAATACGAACGGTATGAAATGTATACTTAATGGTATACACGCCATTCTTATTTCTTGCTCGATAGCACCTCCAATACCTGTAGCATCGATAATGACGCGTGCCGCATTAAAAGCAACAGCGACGTCCATAATACGCTCTCTTTGATAAGGTATATCGTGTCCCCCTGACTTAGGTCCGATTTCTTCCAAATATAATAATCGTGCAAAATTGTTATCAGGTCCTTTTTCAGTCCTCCATACACTAATAACAGTAGAATTAACAGATTTCCCAATATCAACAGCCACAGTATTATTTGTACCTGTTTCTCCGCCTTCGTCAATGTGTTCGGGGGTAAGTAATTCGTAGTCATCAAAGCACTCTCGTAGTCCGGTTGGTGTAAATACATTAGATATACTCTCCACAAATTCGCATTCGTATTCTGTTTTCCAGTGCAGGGAGTCCTCTCCCCATTCTAACATTTTATTCAACATATCTTCTTCATCATATGGCGGACTGTAAGCTTCCCCCTTTATGATGGCATCTTTCCAAGTAAAGTGCAAACGACTAAAAGTATCAGCATACCCCTCATCAAATAAATATCTGTACATATGATTCTCCTTACTTTTAGGAGTACCCAGATTGATAAACGGTGCTTTGTTTGCGACTATCGCTGGCTCTACATTATCGATGAACAACTCATCTGATATTAAAGGTGACTCGTCGACTATTAAAAGTGTTGGGTGCTGCCCACGAATGGATTGTCCCTGATTGGAGGGCGCCACCGGCGCCCGACGCAAGATAGTACCGCCCTTCATTTTGATGTGCGGTTTATTGTGTAGTTTGTAGTTATCTACTAATGAATCTAAAAATACATTATCTTTGAAATGTCTGTATACATAATTAAAAATCAGGGCGCACTGGTCTTCTGTAGGTGCTAAAACGAATACAAGGTCTCTAAATCTCTTAAAAAACATAAAAACTACGACTGCAATTGACAAAGCCCACGATTTTCCACTACCTCTTGGGGCTAATATAGCCAATTTACGGTGTTTTTCAGGATTTCCATCAGGATATGTCAAAGATTCTACAATAATCTTCATTTGTAGTGGTCTAACACGTAAAGGACGCTGTTTTGCGTCTAAAAGGTAGGTTTCACAGAAAGTTCGCACTAACTTTTCCATTTTTTTAGGATGTTTGCGTATTTCTTCGAAAAACTTCTCTAAATTTTGAGAATCAAACCGATTCTTCCCCGATAGAGCTGCTTTCATTTCCTTCTGGTTCTTCACTGGTAACATCTTCTTCTAAATCTCCTAGAAAATTCATAAAATTCTCAGTTTTTTGTTCTACCAAAGTAGGTATTTCAATATTAAGAGCACGAAACTCAGTATGAATATCCCTAACAATTTGGTTGCGTTGTCGCAATAACTCTGTTCGAGCGTCAACATCCCGAATAGATACAAGAATTTCTTCCCAAAGCAGGTCTTCAATTGTAAGATTCCGTGCCAGAAGTCGTACAAGTTCTTTATGACGTTCATATTCTCCTTCTCCAACACGTTGCCTCAAACGGTTTTCGTAATCTTTAACTTTTTCCTCTACCATTTGACTTTATCCGCCCAATACGCTGCACTCATTTTTCCTTTCTTTATGTTTTTTGCGTGACGTGCTTTGAAAGATTTACGTTTTGCTTTCATTCTTGCAGATTCACCTTTCTTTGGTGCACCTGCGGTTCCTTTCAAAGTGCCCACTCTTTTACCCTGTTGTCCAAATCTAATAAGTTTTATCTTGTCACCTTCTTTTGCAACAACTACGTGTGATTTTTTAGGATGATTAGGAGTTCTTTTAGGTTTATTATATCCACTAACTCCTGCTCTTGCTAATCGTGGGTCTTTCTTTTTCTTTTTCGGTGCCATTATTTACCTCGTTGAGTTCTTGCTTTGGCTTGTGCTTTCTTTGAAAGCTCACCATAGTGAAAAATTCTTACAGATGATTTTGTATGTGTTTTACCAGAGTGTATATGTCCGTTTGGCATCTTGTGTACTCCACCTTTGAATACAGTACCATCTTTCTTATAATGTTTTCTCATTAGTATTTCCTCTTCATTGGTTTTTTCTTTTTAGTTGTTTTTTTCTTTTTTCCGTGATACGGCATTATCTCGCCCTCCTTACAGCTTTTCTTACTTTTTTAGAGTATTTAGCTCGACTACCAACACCACCTGCTTTACGTTTCTTTCGGTTCGTAGCTGCTTTCTGACTTTTGGTTAATCCCTTTCTAACACTCTTAGGTAAGTAACGTCCTCTTTTTGATTTGGGTTTCTTTTCATCACCCTTAGTAACATATCCCCAGTCTTGACTGGTCCACTTCTTAAGTGACTTTTGTGACTTTTTCATACGAGAAGACATTTACTTTCTCCTCTTTCTTAAAGCCTTGAAATCTGCCCCTGTAATTTTATTGCGGGGTGGTGCTGCACTTGCTATCTTCTTTTGTTTAGGAGACATAGGTTTGCCGTTCTTATCGACTTTAACCTT